TGGTTACTTGGCTGTCTAGTACATTCTTTCATAAATGAAACTATACGATAACTGGAAAGACATCCTCAAAAAGGCATGGTCTATTCGTTTTATGGTGTTGGCTGCTGTGTTATCAGGCATAGAGGTCATATTACCTTTCTTCAATGAATCTATACCTAAAAACATATTTGCAGCGTTGTCTTTTGTTTTTGTGTCTGCTGCTTTTGTTGCTCGCTTGGTGGCTCAACGAGATGTTTAAACGACAAGAACTTGCAGCTCTTACGCTATCGGCTACTGCCCTAATTGCTATTGTTTACCACGAAGGATACCGAGAAAATGCTTATATTCCCGTTGCTGGAGATGTACCAACGATCGGCTATGGAACGACAAAAGGAGTTCAACTTGGGGACAAGACAGATCCATTATCTGCTCTATCAACTGCACATCGAGACATCAAAACTTTTGAAGGTGCTATTAAATCCTGTGTAAAAGTTCCACTATATCAATGGGAATATGATGCTTATACAAGTCTTGCTTATAACATTGGTGGTTCAGCTTTTTGTAACAGCACTCTTGTGCGTATGCTTAATGCTGGTAGATATGAAGATGCCTGTAAACAAATCCTAAGATGGGATAAATTTCAGGGTAAACCCTTAGCTGGTCTTACAAAGCGCAGAAACGAAGAATACAGGCGGTGCATGAATGTTTAGTATGTTGCTATCACCTTTGCAAAAAATAGGCTTATACGCTGTTTTAGTGGCTTTAGTGTTTGGTTTTGGTTACTATAAAGGCTACGCTAACCAGCGAGAGAAATTTGTTGATTTTAAGAACGAGCTAAAAGCCAAGGCAAAAGCTCAGGATATGCTTAACAAAGCGACCGAGCAAAAGAACAAACTGATTGCGGAGAATGTAAAGAATGAATACGAAGCTAGGCTTGCTGCTTTGCGTAACTATTATGTCGGGCTGCGCAACGCAGATACCAACAAGCTGCCCAGAGTTCCCGACACCACCTCAACAACTTATGCAGAAGCCAGCAACCCAGTATTTGTTGGACAATGCGCTGAAACCACGCTCCAATTAATTAGCCTACAAGACTGGGTTAGGACTGTATCAAAATAAACTAATCTTTACTACTGGTTTAATGGTCTTGCCAGTAACACTACATTTGCGCTGAGATACTTCTTTTAAAAGTCCAGCTTGCAACATTTCATTTACTCTGCCACAAACTGAGCTAAGTTCTAGTCCAGTTAGTTGCACGATCTCTCGCCTAGAATAATCCTTATTCAAATCCATTTTGTGAAAAATAGACATGGCTTGGTTTCCTACCTTGCCAGTTTCTTTATGCTCTTTATAAGCAAAAATAGATGTTATTGCGACTCCCATAATATCCCCCTAGTTAAAAGCCACCCTAATCGGTTGGGGGGTGGCGCTCCATCGTGAAAGAGGGAAGCATTGCGCTTCACACTTAGATGCCGATCTCATCTTGGGGGTTAGTTACACATTACATAGTTCGGGCAATAGGTACAGATAATCACCTTACCGTTCACAATTATAGTCTGAGTCTGACAAGCAAATGCCTGGTTAGACAACAAAGCCATAGCTGCTACTAAACCACAAATAATCTTTTTCATGTCATTCTCCTTAGAATGGAATATCAAGTGAATCATCTTGGATGCCACTATTCTTAGGCATTTCATCATCGCCACGAGGCTTAAAGTTCTTTTGCTCTTTAGGCTTTCCAACAGAAACGCTCATAAACTTGCCTTTCTTGCCTTCTTTGATCCAAGCACTCAACCAATGTTCCGTACCGTTAATCATAATTGAACCGTTGTAATCGGGATGTTTTTCCGTTTCCTTTCGGTCATTCTTAAACAGCGTACCGCTACCGTCTTTCATTTCGTAAGCCATCATTTCCTCTCTTTCAGCTTGTTAATTGTTTCTTCCACTTCTTTCAGGAACTTCTTTACTTCCACTTCCATGTTGTCAATGTATTCCTGATCTCGATTGACACGCACTATAAACAACTGCAAATCCTCTGGAAGCCTAGGGTCGTAACTAACAAAATCACACCATTGCCGACCAGTACAAGCCATTTGCGCCATCATCTGCGGTATATGCTTGCTAGGTGCTTTCCCATCTTCCATCCAGTCTAAATGAGTCGTGGTATTTGGGCATTTAATCTCTATTAACCCATTTTCTCCAACAAGCCCATCAGGACTGCAACCAAACCATTCTATCGTAGGATGTTCTACAAAAGCAACATCTAAAACATCTCTGTTGTGTTTTAGCTCATAAGCTACTCGTGCTAGTGGCTCGGTAGCAGTACCCCATTCCATCGCTGCATTGGTAAAAGGCTCGCTAGGCTGGTTTGTTAGCCTTTGGGCTACCAATTCTATGCGGTAGTTCCTACGGCTTGCAGACTCGCCTGTTTTGCCTTTGGATAGCACATCCGCTACTCGGCTGGCGGTAACCTTGCCCAGCCTAAGTGAGTGCCAAGCATCTGTACGCTGAACAATCGCATCCTCATATCCTGGCTGAAATGGTGCTTTATCCAAGATTTCTTTATATGCTTCTTCTCTGTCGCTAGTAGTAAAAGGGGTCATTAGTGCGCTTTCTTAATATCGTTATCTAAATGCTCTGGGTTAATAGAACGAGCTATATCAACAGCTAAATCGTAAGCAAAGCCATCGCCCTCTACCTCTACCGTTACAAACGCTCCAGACTGCTTAATCTTAATCACAGCTTCCGATTCCTCGTTAAATGTGGATTTACTTATTTGCATATTGTTTGACCAATATTTGTAGGGTTTGGCACATGGCTTCCGCAGCTTTAGCAGCTCGCTCTGCCTCAACCCAATTACCAGTCAAAGCGTGTTTATAAAACAAGTTAATGGCTAGTTTTGCATCTAAATACTCTTGACTAAAGTCTGTCATAGTTTTACTTTCTTCTTACTGTTAGTTGTTCGTTGGATCACTTCTTTGGGGTTGCAACGATCCTGGTCTATCATTTTAGCCATATAGTCGCTAGTGCAGTCATCACAGACATTGCAAACCTCATCGCAGCCTCTCTGATAATACTTCCATTCCTTGTACTCTTTTCGGGTTTGAAAGCACAGTGGATACCATTCATTCTCTATCATCATCTGGGTATGGCTCTTGTTCTTCTTTACGAATTAGTTGATTTTCCGTACCGTTAATGATCCATTGATCTAGGAACTCATCCGACATCAGATCGACTGCTCCGTTCCACCCTTGCATAAAGTAGAACTCGGCAACTCGAACATAATCAGGCGGTAAGTCTTGATCGTCTATAAGCCTGTTAAAAGCCTCTCTAGTGAATTTATTGGTAATCATAGCGTTACCCCATCAACCCACTCTAAAGCCCATTTCCAAGCGGTATATAGCATTGCAATAGGCACTAAGGCAACGGACATGATTCCTACAGCCAATTTGATTGACTTACCCATTTAGATTCCTTTTCAACATCATCTAATGTTTTAGCCATAATTGCCCTAAACTCTGCCCATTTTTGCTTGACTTCCTCAGTCTCGCTTGCTGGTACATAGTTGTATAAAGCCTTCCAACGCTTAGTAATGTCTGTGCCAGCTTTTGTATAAATAAAATGTTCTTTCACTTTTTCTCCTTTTTGCTATAAATAGATTCACTACTCTTTTTTAAACAAGTCGCACACTTCCACCGCATAACTGGTCTAAGCCTACTACCAGCCTTTACCAGCTTAAAACCATCTGCTGCTTTCGCAGTTTGACAACTACCGCAAAACTTCTTCTCCATCCCAGCCTTCCTTTAAATATCCATATTCCGAAGCATCCGCTACCGCTTTTAGCTTTAAACACACATCGCATTGGTCTATCCATACACGATGACTTTCATTGCTTTTGAGCTTGTGGACACCCCACTTTTCACCACATTCAAAGCACACATTGTCAGGCTGCTCTTGCGCTAGTTTCATTTAACTTCTCTTTCTGTGCTTGGTAAACTACAGTCAGTTTGTCTCTTGCTTCCTTGTTGTTCTGAACTTCTTTATAATACTTAGCAAAGGCAGAGCGCAGTTCGTCAGGGCTATCTATTGCCTGGAGTTTTGCACAAGCAATATTTACCAACGATCCTATATCGACACCTTCCGAAGAATCTAGCGCATCATGCTCTACGATCTCAAGGGCAGTAACCCATAAGTATCTACGCTGGTATGTTTCTACTGCGCCAATGTTTTGCACCTCATGGCAACCTTTTAAAGCTGCTGTACCCATTGGGCTAGTAATAACCAGTTGGCTATTATCCTCAGTATCTACAATCGTAAGCGTTGCTAGATCGGCTGTGTAAGACACCACACCACACAAACCAAGGTTTTTAAATATGTTTTGGACTGTTGGCAAAAAGTCAGCTAGTTCAAAATATTTGTATCCAGCAAACTTGTTATGCCCAGACTTGTTAAGGTCTTTAGCTTGCAACTGTAATCTTGCTTCCATTAGTTTTGTATATACGCTCATTCTTTTCTCGCTTTCATCATTGCATCAGCAAATTCGTAACATGACATTGCAATTACATCTTGCTCTGTTTCGTCAAGACTATCAAAACAATCATCGTTTTTCCAAACCTTTATAAGTTCTTTGGTAATAATTGGCATAGCTTGACCAGCAAAATAATCTCGCAAACTCATTTCATCATCTGTTAGAGGATTATGTTTATTAAATTTTTCTAACTGTTTCAAAACTCTTTTATCACTTATATTCATAGCATCGCCTCATCTTCTGCTTCAGATATTGCCTTATTTTCCCAGTAGGTGTAAATAGCGGTTGTAATCATTAAGCCAACTGTTGCTTTATCACCACTCTCCCAAGCTGCTTTGATCGTATCCCAATGCTTTGCTAAAGCATCCTCACCAATCGCCTCAACAAAATTGTGATAGTCGGCTGGATCGTATTCGGTACGCATTTTCTTATCGACAGCCTCGCTAATCATATCGCCATAGGCGCATTGTTGTTCAATATCAAACGCAGTCGCTCTCTCGTTGTATTCCATTAGTTAATCCCCCCAGTTTTGTAAACATAAACCACCATAGCTGGTGCAAGCATTAAGACTGCTGCCACAGCTCCCCAAAAAAAGTCTTTTAATTCGCCTTTAAAGTCTTTCATTATTTTCCCCTTAAATACTTTTTTACTTCTTTAACATCACTTATTGACAATGGCAAACCATCTTTATATCTTTGGCACATTGTTTCAATTCTTGCATTTGGATTTCTTTTTGACCACTCAACATCGCCAAATGCTCTTGCTTTTTCTTCGGCAGTTAATTCAATGCGTGGTAAACCAAGTTCTTTACGCAATTTAATTTCTGCTTTCAATTCATCGTGCGTTCTCATTTTTACCCTTTCACAGTTATGAGCAACTGCCCATGTAGAAACAATAATCCCAAATGTAGAACTTTGCAATATAGGGATATACCCTAATGTAGAACTGTTGTAGAATCACTACATACACAAGGAGAAAACATGGCAGAAAAACAACCTTTTGACAGGCTATTAGAGGTCTTTGGCAGCTACAAAGGCATATCCGAGGCTCTAGGTATCAAATATGTTACGGTTTACGCTTGGTTTATGCGTAATGGCATTCCAGAAAAGCACCACGACAATATTATTGCCAAGTCGGAAGGCAAGATTAAGAAAGAAGACCTTGTCTAGCCTAAATCAACGGACAATAACCCTACTAGAAGAAAGGGGATATGTATGCGATACCGTAGAGTCCTACAACGCCTTTACAAGGCGAAAAAAAGACTTATTCGGACTATTCGACATCCTGGCTATTGGAAAGGGCGAAACTATAGCAATTCAGCTTACTTCAAAAAGCAATATGTCAGCAAGAATAAAAAAAATCAGCAACTCCCCTTACCTAGCAGAGGTATTGCGATCCAAGTGGAGAGTGCTTGTAATTGGGTGGTTCAAAAAACCAAATGGAAGGTACGACTACAAAGAGTTTGAGTTCTAGGGTAAAATAGAGTTAATCGCAGATTCAGCCCTGTGCTTAGAAGCCCTTAATGGGTGTTTTGAGGATTTAGTAAAGTGTCTATGCAAGCACATTTTTCTAAGTCGGCTGAACTCAGAATACCCACTAAGGGTTTTTCTATTTCTGCGCACCCGAAACGACAGGGTGTAAGAAGAAGTCGGGGATGGGCTAGAGGCTGACAGAGAAGAAGTGTCAGAGCGAGGGTCGACACCTGCGATAGCCGCCAAGAACTGGGTTGCGCCAGCTTGGGTAGAGTCGTTACTCAATACATCTCGCAACAAGATCGCTACTCGTAGCGTTGGTCGTTCTATTGCTTTTAGGTATTAAATTGACTCATAAATAATACCTAAAGGTAGTTAAGGACACATTTATGTTCCACAAAGTTTGCAAATAATGTAGAAATGTAGAATATAATAGGAACTTCTACAAAAGGAGATTCCTATGCTTGACTATGAACATGGAAACACCAAAGTTGATGCAGTCCAGACTGAGCTGATTAACAAACTTGTTATGCAGCAATACACCGATGTAAAAAACATCATCACCAAAACTAAGCTCAAACCCCTTACAGAAGAACAAATCTTAAACATTATTGGCGAATTGAGTAAACTAGATGGTGAATTTACTTTTGAATCATTCTGGTTGAAATATGCAAGGCTTATTGAGAAAGAACATGGTATCGAATAAGATGGCTAACGATGCGGTCAAAGAGTTAGAGGCATCGCTAGGTTTTTGTGAGGATCACGCTACGATCCATAGAAAACTAAAAGTCGCAATAGATGTAATTAACTCTTTGGTCGAGCAGATAGACGAGATACGAAGCAGACCACTTACCGACAGCGAGATGTACCAACTCCTACAAAAAGCTATGAAGGTCGAGGACAAAGAGCATTGGAAAACATACTGTAGGCTTATCGAGAAAGAGCATGGAATCAATTAGCTACATTACTTGCACAAATAATGACAGCATACTTAAAAACTGTTTAGGCAGATCTTTAAAGCTAGACAACGATGATGAGTTAATTATCGTAGACAATCCTAAATCTATTGCCGAAGGTTACAACTACGGAATAGAATACGCTAAACATAGAATTTTGTGTTTTTTGCACCACGATTTAATCGTTACCAATCCAATCTTACTACGCATGAACTTGATGGCTTACTGCACCGAAGATATTGGTATGGTCGGTGTAATTGGTAGCATTACAGATGCAGCTCCTTGGTGGAATGGACATGGAGTTGGAAGCGTAGTTGATACCCGCAAAGGTATAATTTACTTTGATGAAGGTAAGCAGTTTTGCGAGCATTTAGACGGTATTTTGCTGGCAACATACCAAGATGTACGGTTCGATGAATCTATCCCAGGATTCCACCTATACGACCAAGACATCTGCAAGCAAATGACACAACAAGGTAAAAGAAACTTTTGTATCGGAGATGGCTACAGAATCGTTACACACTTTACCAGCACACCTAGCGACACCAAGCAAATCAACGGATATGACGAAGCCTTGGCAGTTTACCGAAAGAAGTGGGCATGATCCTAATAAAGTGGATAGGTACAATCCTGTGCTTGATTGGCATAGCTTTAACCAGTTTCAATGTGTACCCACTAAACATCATCCTGAGTTTGATTGGTAGCGGATTTTGGACTCTAGCTGGTTTTTATACTAGGGATATACCCTTATTCCTTGTAGAAGCAGTTGCGGTATTATTCTACATATCAGGTGTTATTGCCTTTTTATGGAGCTAATATGAAAATTCAATCAAAGTTAATAAAAGAGTTGCCAGATGGATCAGCGATTGTTAGTTTAGAGATCGATGAAGAAGCAAAAGACTGGTTGCTTAGTGAAGGTTTTATAGCTGTTTTAAAAGAGGCTATTGCGTTAAGCAAAACCAATGTTACACCAGAGATGTTAAAAGCTGCAAAGATAAAGGCAAAAAAGAAATGAAAATTATCCAATCTGAGTTTTGGCATATTCTTCAAAAACATATCCAGGCTAGAAAAGCAAAATGAGTTTTGAACAATTTTGGTCTATGTACCCTCGTAAAGTAGCAAAGGGCGCAGCTATGAAGGCTTGGAGCAAACTAAGCCCAATGGATCAGAACGATGCGCTAAAGGCTTTGCCTAACCATGTGAAATACTGGGAACTAAAGCAAACAGAGAAAGAATACATTTGCCACCCAGCTACTTGGCTAAACGGATGGAGATGGCATGACGAGCTAGACTTTACACCTAAGAAAGAAAAGCAAGACTTGTCTTGGATGGTTACAAACGAAGGCATAGAAAAGAAAGCTAGAGAGCTGAATGTATTGGGTAACGGCTACGACACATATCAAACATTGAAACAAAAATGTCTACAGAAAATGGGAATCAATCTGCAATAGATACATATAGCGAAGCGTGGAGATCAGAGTGCGAAGCAAGGGAAGTGTTAAGTTGGAAACTAGCGGATCGTAGAAAGTTCTTGGTAGAGGTAGAGAAACATAGAGGCTTAAAAGGCAGACAGAAACTAGAGGAAGAAATACTAAGATTATGGAATCTCCGCACAAAGCAATCGAATACATCATCACAAACTCAGGAAAGTACGCAGAAGCCAAAGCAAACCGAGTTTATATTGAGCAGTTCCTAAAAAGCAAAAAGGCTATGCTGATGGCTGAGACTGCTGGCAAAAGTGTAGCTGCTGCCGAAGTAGATGCTTTGGCGCACAAGGAATACATAGAACTATTGGAAGGGCTTAAAGAAGCCATAGAAGTCGAAGAAAAGCTAAAGTGGATGTTGGTGGCGGCTCAAGCAAAAGTAGAGGTATGGCGCAGTTTAGAGGCTTCTGCAAGGATTATGGAAAGAGCCACGCAGTAATGAACAAAAGTGAAAGAAAGAAAAATGACAATATTGCAAAACTTGGTTGCGTCTTATGCTACTACATGGGCATCAATGACACCCCCGCAGAGCTTCACCATGTCAGGCGATACGGAGGTAAAAGATCCCTCGCACCCATACTCCCTTTATGTACCGAGCATCATCGAGGTAATACAGGTGTGCATGGACTCGGAGCAAAAGGATTTGAAAAATACCACAAGGTTGAATTCGATACTCTTATAGAGATTGTAGAAAAACGGTTAGAAGAAAATAAATGAGTAGAACAATAGCTTGGTTTTCATGTGGAGCTGCAAGTGCTGTAGCTACAAAACTTGCTTTGGCAGAAAGCAAAAATCCTGTAGAAATTATTTATTGTCATGTAAAAGAAGAACATCTAGATAACTTACGGTT